AATTGTTAATGTTTGATAAAGAGTCGCTACACCCGTTGCTGTGAAACTAAATGCAGTTGTAGTGCCAGCAGGGTCAGTTATACCGGATACAACCGTCCCATTAGTTGCTACCCATGCTGCATTGGAAAAGGTATTAGACTGCAACAACAAATTCTCCTCAGCCTTCGCAGTCGTCTTACCATCATAGTAAGTAGCGGTGGTATTTCTGCTAAACGTAATCCTTGGATCAAGCTGTTTACTGTTTGCAAAGTCTAAATTAAGTGAGGGTCGGATAGTAGGATATGGACTAGCTCCTGCTGTATTAACACAACCAACACTATCAGTAAATACACTTTTACTAGCAGGGTATGTAACAAATACTTCTTTAACACCCGCAATAAAGCTAACCAAAGCACCTGCATTAGATGAAGTAAGTACAGTAGTCCTTGCCAGCGTAGTACCACTAAGTGTATATGTACCAATACCAGTTTCCCAATAAGTACCATCAACTGAAGCAATAGCGTAGTAACAAGTATTACCCGTACCTATAGTTGCAAAGGATTGAAAACCAGTCTGTGCACCAAGTAAGGTAATAGTACCAGTACCTACAACTGTAGTAGTCTCCTTAACCCTATCTGCTGTTATTAAAGCCATAGTAACACCTATCGGTTAATATATAAAGGTGTAGAATATGAGATACTGAAAGTACCATTAGTACAAGATACTAAAGAACCAAAATCAATATAGTGTAATAAAGTATCAGTGGTATTTGTTCCAGAGTTCTTATATATAATTGCACCGAAAGCACTAAATGTAGCTCCTGTCCAACCATTAATAATATTAGTCCATGTGATACTTTGACGATTATTAGTAGTATCAATAGCATCTAAAGTAAATGCTTGAGCTAGACCACCTGCGGTATAACCTGTACCAACGATCTCGTTAGTAACATCTGATCTATTAGCCCAAGCATCTAGTTGTGCTTCAGTAGGAGCTGCTGATACAAGTAATACTTTAAAGGTATTAGAGCCAAAGTTAAGATTACCTTGAACTAGAGCACGTGTAAGGTTGGTAAAATTTGTAGAAGCCATTATAAAAATCCTTAAATTTATTTAAAAATGTTTAGAAGTCCAAGAAAGAACTGTAGGTAAACCTAGTAAACCTATAATACCAAAAACGATTGCTGCAATAACTTTAGTAGCTTTAGATAAAGATACTAACTTTTTAATCTCGTGTAACTCTTCTAATGTAAGACTTTCAGAATCATCTATTAGGGTTATACGTTTATCTTTCTCATGTAGTTCATCCATAATCATTGCCTTTAGTTAAGATAAATGTTATACTCCTTAATATAGTAACACGTTTCGATAACCAAATCAAGCAGGATTTTAGCTAAATCTATCCTTAAACCCTTAATAAATCAATTACTTATGGAAAATCCAACTACTGCACCTAAAGTTGATACCAATGTTATCTTTATAAACCCTAGAGATAAGGTATCACCAACTATACTTGCTAGCCTACTTAACCGTAACGTATCTATGTTATATCAGTGGGGAACTTCAGGAAGATTACCCGATATAAGAGCTAGTTCATTCAACTATATAGAATGTCTTGACCATCTAGTAACTTCATTGTTAAAAAATGAGGAGGTTAAGCTATTCAAAGCTCAAGAGGAACTCAAGGCTAAAGAAGTTAAGAAAAGTTCATCTCGTAAATTTAACTTTAGTGATTCTGAAGGTCTTGAAGATACAATGCACCCTTTAATGGCGGCTAAGTTAGAGCAATCTGTACGTACAGAACATGCTAGAGAAGTAGAACTATGGCAAAAAATTGCTATAAAAAATGAAGAGTATGTTAATTTTACGGATAAGTTAGAACTTGTACAACCATTTATACACCAAATACGAGACTTACTACTTGGTATCGCTATTGATTTCCCTGAAGCCCAAGAAACTATAGATGAAGGGATGGAGAATCTATACAACATGGGCCTACGTATAATTGAAGAAGCTAAAGTAGATAGGGAAGAATATGTACAAGCTATGCTAGATATAAAACTTCAGGAGATTATAGATGGAAATAGATAATAACTATAAGAATATATCTGAGAGGGTACTATTTGGTAACTTATTTAAGTTGTTTAAGAAAGCAAGCAGATTATCTACTATAGAATGGACGGAATCAGAACGTACTCTAGCATCTGATGAATCAGCTATACGAGGTAAATTTAACTGTGGAAGAACACCTGCATTTAAATACATTTATCATGTATCAGATAACTGGTTTATTCATATAGTAGGTATGATGAAATCATCCCAGATAGGTGCTAGTGAGTTAGAGAATAACATTATAGGTAGAAGGCAAGACCTTGACCCATGTCATACTATAGTATTCTTTCCTGGAGTATCTCTACTTAAAGAGTTTTCACGTAAACGCTTTCAACCATTCTTCAATAGTACCAAGGTATTGAAAGATAAACTTAATATTGGTATAACTAAGCCTAGTCATGACTATTTTACCTTTCCAGGAGGTAGTGTAGCATTAAAGACACTAGGTTCTATACAATCTGTACTATCATCACCTATTCCATTCTGTATATTAGAAGAGTTTGCACAGGTTAAATCAGATGTAGCAAAGCAGGGTGATCCTTTAGGTCTAGTAATAGGTCGGCAAAAGAGTTTTACTATAGGTAGAAAGAAGGTGCTTGGTTTCTCTACACCTACATTTAAAGATATATGTAATATGGAGAAGTTATACAACCGAGGTTTTCAGCTAGTCTACAAGGCTCATTGTAATCATTGTGAAGAACTTATAGAGTTATCAGGTTGGACTATGGAAGCATCTATAGCTTATAGTGAATTTCCAGACCGTGCTATAGATGAAACTTATGGTAAACATGACCCTGATAGTGCTATATTTATATGTATAGCATGTAAAGAAGAATGGACATTTGCACAGAAAACTGTTAATATAAAGAAAGGGTTAGACTTTGGGTTCATAGATGATTGTGGAGACTTCTCCTACGGTTGGCATCCTAGAAAGGAAGAACGTGATGTTATAACTATAGAAGATTACAAACTTCTTGAACCTACTATAGATAAGATCAACCTTAAACGAAGTCTACGTAATAATAAGACAAGTTTGATTTATAGCTTTCAACACCCTGAGATACTTGCTTGTTTTGAAGCTACTTCAGATGCTAAGGCACTAGCAGTTAAGAAAATACTGGCTGAAGTAGCATTAGAAAAAGGTGATGAGACATTAGCTAAGGATTGGTATAATAATAGTCTTGGTCTACCTTATGTATCTGGTATTACAGCATTAGAAGCAGAGGAGATGAAGACCTTACGTAAGAATTATGTTGAAGGTGTATGTCCTATGGAGGGACTTGTACTTACATGCGGTATAGATGTACAGGATAATCGTTTCGCTTTCGTAGTTCGTGCATGGGGTAGACATAATAACTCTTGGTTAGTCTCATGGAAGGAAATCTTTGGTGATGTAACTGTACAAGAACTCGATGACAAGGGTGAGTTTACTGGTATATGGAAAGAGCTTATGGATACTATAGTAACTGGAAGTATAGCTCATGCTTCAGGTAAGACTATGAAAATATCTGCTATCTCTATAGACTCTGGGGATAATACAGAGTTAGTATACAAGTTCGTCATAGCTGCTGCTGATAAGATACGTAATGAAGGTAGATTTATATTTGCTACTAAAGGTACAAGAGATTTGAGGTTTTCAACGGATGAAATCTATCGTGAACCTAGTAGTAGTGATATAAACTTAACAGATAATAACTTACGTAAAACACTTGCTGAGAAGATGGGTGTTCCACTTTATTGGATTGGGGCACATAGAGCGCATGAAGAAATACTACGTAGAGTGATGCTTAATAAGAATAAAGATGCTCGTAGTAATATGTACTTTCATAATGAACAAAGCTACGGTCAGTATGAAGAACAAATGACATCTTGTCGTAAAATTATTGATATAAACTCTAGTTACTCGAAATCGGTATTTAAACTTATATCAGGTAAACGAAAAGAAGCTATAGATGCTGAGAAGAACGCCTTACATGCTGCTTATGCTGTAGGGATACGTGGACTAACCCATGAATATTGGGCGGCACAAGAGAAATATTTTTATGACTAAAGGAAACCTTTATGACTAGTATGGCTGGCATTTCAATAGATGAAGCACAAAGACAACTTACACAAGTAAATATTGCTATAGAGACTTTGATACAAGGTAAATCTTTAGTAGAACTTCGTGTAGGTTCAGGTAACTTTCAACGACTATTCCGCTACGGTGATGTAAACCTTGGAGATTTGAAAACATATCGTAGAGAACTACTTGATACAATAAACTCTTTAACACCAAACATAACACCAATATTTAGACAAAACGCATGTATACCACTTATAGTATGTAAAGGAGAGTTATAACATGGCTTCAGAAACAGATGTAATCTGGACTAATATAAATAAACTACCTACTGCGTTTGAAGGTGCGGCTGTAAATTATAAAACAGGTCTAAAGAATCTATTTGATGGTGAAGCAGATACTCTTGCGGCTAAAGAACTACGCTTTCTACAGAACAGATCACGTAATATTTGTCGTAACAATGGCTATGGTAAACGTGCATTAACTAATTGGATTACTAATGCAGGGCATATTAAAGTAGTATGGAAGTATCCTAATGGTAAAGCACATAAGCTAATGCAAGGTTATTGGGATGAGTTTGCGGCTAACCCATCTTTTGACTCACATGGTGATATGAAAACTCTACAAGGTATATCTAATTCTTCTATGTTCCAAACAGGTGCTAGTTATATTAGAACACTTGTTGTCCGTGAAGGTAATAGTAATACAGTTCCACTGAAACTTCAGTTGATACCAAGTATTCTACATGATGTGATGTATACTAATGTTTACAATCCTATAGATAATCCAGAACTTAATCTTAATGAAACTGTACGTTATGGTATGACATTCCTTAACTCAGTACCAGTTAAGTATCACTTTAGAAAGAGTATTTTAGAAAGTACACTACTCTCTAATCAACCTGTAGGTCGTATAACTGTACCTGCTGAAGATATAATTCATACATTTATACGTGAAGAACCTGGACAATGGCTAGGTATACCATTACTTGCTTCAGTTCTACTAACTTTATATGAACTAGATGACCTTGTAACAGCTACAGTAAGTAAACAGAAAGCCGCACAGAGTGTAGCAGTTCTTATTGAACAGACTGCGGGTGCTATAAGTTTACTACCTATTGGTAAAGCAGAAGATACAGGTACTACTGATGCACCTAAGTTACATTTAAAAACCAATGCCGAAGAATCTCAGGTATTATATCTTAACAAAGGTGAATCAGCTAAGATGTTTCAAGGTACTGACATTGGTGCTAACTTTGGTACATTGATAGAGACAGAGTTACGTAAAGTAGCTTCTGTAGCAGACGCATTATACCATCAACTTACAGGTGATACCGCAGGTCTTAACTATAGTTCTCTTATTGGTATGGCTATACAAAGTCGTAATAGACTAGAATATTTACATAACTTTATATTCATACCTTTACGCGAGAAACCTATTGCAGATGCGTTCAAAGCTCTAGCTGTTGTCTACAACTCTAAGTGTAATTCTGCCGTTCCTTATTTTCAACTACCACGTTGGAGAGGTATGGATGATTTAAAAGATAACCAAGCTGACTTACTTGCTCTACAAAACGGTATGGACACATACACTAATGTACTAGCGGAACGTAACCTTTCTCCTGAAGAAATAATAGCTGATCGTGCTGAAATTAGTAAACTAGAAGCCTATGGTATATTCTTAAATACCGCTACAGCTTCACCTAGTATGGCACAAGCTAATAATACGCAAGCTAATAGTAATAGTACAGGTACATAGTATAGTAAATAAATCACATAAACATAATATATATATTTGACTTTATATTGTGTTTATGCGATAATCACGTAACAATTAACAGAGATATAGTTATGAATTTAGATAATTTACATGGTGAGGAACTATTCTCCTATTTAAGAACTAATAAAAAAGAACTTTTACAGACTAAAAAGTCTAGTTTAAAACTTTCTGACTCTTTAGTATCTACTGTAGTAGTAACACCTAGAGAAATTAAGACTGAAAGTTCTAAAGATGCTGGTAGTAATATAGCTCCTTCTGAACCACTAGGTGACTCCGGTTCTCTTGATGTAACTATAGTATGTAACGCTGCTTGGTTTTGTGATTCTCAAATGGATGTAATTACTGATAAGGCTTATACAGAAAGTGTAAAGTCTCGTGGTACAAGTATTCCACATATTGCAGATCATAAGCAAACAAGTACATCTCATGTAGGTGATGTTACTAAAGTTTATACTAAAGTGCTTGCGCTTACAGAACTAGGACTTGACCAAGAAGGAACTACAACTGTACTTCTTATGGACTCTACGGTACGTAAAGATTATAATGAGGATGTGTTTAAGTTCTACTCTAATGGCAAGATTAATCAACATAGCATAGGTCTTACCTACTCTGAACTTAAACTTGCTATTAACTCAGCTCACGAAAGTGATAAAGTTGAAAAAGCTATTTGGGATGCTAACTATCCTAAAGTTATTAATAAAGACATTGTAGATAAACGTGGATACTTCTATCTTATACCTAAAGTAGATATTAGAGAGAACTCATGTGTGTTATTTGGTTCTAATCCATTAACTCCTACACTATCGGTTAAATCCGAGCAACTAGATTCCTTTATTGGGAATGAAGAAAGTATTATTAAATCCACCCAACTACCTAAAGGTACAATTATGACATTAGAAGAAGCTCAAGGGAAGATTATCGCCCTTACAGAAGAACTAGGTAAAGCTAAGTCAGAGATTACTCTTTCTACTGCTACTGCCCGTATAGCTGAAAAACAAAGATGTTTAGACATTATCAAAGCTCAAAAAGCATTTGGTTCAGATGTTAAACTACAAGATGCTGCTGTGTCCTTTATTGATAAAGATGCTAACATCGAAACTGTTATTATGTCTTTTGAAGTTATCAAAGGTGCATTACAAGATTCTACTCATGTAGATACTACTGAAGCACAAGGCTCACTTGACAAACCAACTGCTACTAAATCTTTTGCTGCTACACTTGATAAAGCACTAGACCAAGTAGGTACTACTCCTAACTATTTCGCAGGTATTAAATAATGGCTACTAATAATGGTGCATGGACTACCTATGCAGATCAAACTCCTAAAGCTATCTTTGCCCGTGCAAGTGATAGAGAAACTCGTATTGGTACTGTTAAATCAGGTCAAGTAATTAAAGCATTGTCTTTTGTAGAGACTGATGCTAATGGTAAATGGATTGCTCATGGCGGTCTAGTAGAATCTGCTACTGTAGTGTTTGGCGCATCTATTACAACTGGTCAAACAGTTATTTTAGCTGGTCTGACATTTACTGCTGGCTCTGGTTCTGTTACTGCGGTTCAGTTAGCTGATATTTGGTCAGGTCTGGAAGTAGGTACTACTGCTGCACAAGCATCTGCTATTATCTTAGCTAAAGGTTACTCTGCTTCCGTAGTAGGTACTTTTACTTCAGGTACTTTGGCTGGCTATTCTACTACTAATGTTTCAACAACTAAAATACGTTTTGATGCTGTTGGTACTGGTGCTGCTTCTGCGACTGATGTAGCTATTACTGGTACTGGTGCTACTTCTATCGCTGTTACTATTGTACAGTATGCTGCTCTGAATAAAATCTCAGGTGTACTTGCTTATGATGTAGATGCTAGTTCTGCTGATGTAGAAGTATCTGCTTATATCGAAGCATCATTCTGGGCTGATGCCTTAGTATGGGCTGTTGATGTATCTGTTGATACTGTTACTAAGTCTGATGGTTCTACTGTTGCTGTAA